GGTGTTTCAGGGGGCTACATCAGTTGATTATCGGCGGGGTAGTTATTAGTCGGGATGCAATAGTTGATAGCCTGGAAGCCAAGCGAAAGGCGGTGGGTAATGTGATTCACAAGGGGTTATTGCGGGATGCTGCTGAGTTCGTGAGGAAAGGGCAATAAAAACCCGGCGTTATTTACCGGGCAAAAAATGGTGTTAGTCGGCCCAACCAGATTTCGTGTTGATCGCCGATTCCGCCATTGTGTATTTCTGTACAGTATTATCTTTAAACAGAATGGTTAGCTCTTTCTTAGTGCCGTTCGTCCCGTTGTGGAACAATCCATAGAAAGGAATGAATGAGGTGCCATTTACTTTTACTTTGGCAAATGAGTACTTCCAAATCTCATTGCCACCGTCGGTATAAGAGACTGCATCAGGAGAACCAAACAAGGTTTTCACTTCAGCCTTGGTGGTTTTACCTTCCTGAATTTTAGACTGAACACTTGTTTCAGTTTCGCTTTTAAGTTTCTGATTTCCAGAAGATGCGCACCCCGTTAGGGTTACAGCTAATGCCACTGCCAGAGCTATTTTATTCATTATGTATATCCATTGATTGCAATCGGAATCATCTTAACATTATGAGTGGCTTGGTCAAATAAATACCCGGCGCGGTGGCCGGGTGGATAATCAATGTTTTTTATGTTCAAGCTCAGGTCGTTGTAGGTTTTCTAAAACCTCTATTGCTTTAGTATTTTCTATAACCTTTTGCTGAACTTTATCGGCAAGATACTCTTTAAATCCTTTTGGCACATACTCTTCCCTAAGCCAACGTCGAAATTCGCCTAGTGCCTCTTCTGGGTAAATGTTGGCAGGGAGATTGCCGGCTTTGCTCTGCGGGAACCAATCTGGATATACGTGAGGATGTTTCTGCACATCCCCATACTTTTCGCTAAGCTTGTTACGTTTCCAGTGATTTGACCATCTAGTTCCAACGCTTATATCTGGAACAGTTTTAGGCCCCAGTTCAAATCCAGCATTAATCAAGGGAACGGTGATATCAACCATCTCTCTAAACACACTGAAAAATCCAGCAGGGATTTTATCATTAAGAATTATGCGTTCTTGGAAGCACTTCCAAGCGCCGCTAACTGGGTTTCTTGGATCGATTCCAACACTTCTAAATATAAACTCGCGAAGTGTTTGTCTTGCTAAAAGACGATAATTCCTAAGGGCTGTGGCATTGTTTGCTTGGCTTGCATCAAACGCATAATACTCAAGAATTGCCATGCAGACATAGTCTGGGTACGGATAATGATCCCGCTTTGTTTCTGAAGATGGAATGAACAGTGACTCAACGTCTATACCTTGATCGAGGAGGACGGTATCAATTTTTTTACCACGGGGTTTAAGGCGCTCACTAGCCCAATCAGAAGAAATATCCTGGATTACGCTATGATGCACACCACACATTTCAGCCAGTCCTCGACCAGTGAGATACGGTGTCCCATCATTCAGGACGCCCATTGCCACACCTTCAATCTCAACTTCTTTTACAGGAAATAACTGGAGGTTACCTTGGCGGGGTGATATTGGATTTATCTCATTAACCATTTGATTTTCCTTGTTAAAGTGTGGCGGGCAAACACTATTTTTCACTCACCCAAACGTCTCTTCAGGCCACCATAAGCACGATCGCAACAACCGAGAGCAAAGTAACCACGCCTACTATCAGATATTCTCTCATCACCCAAACGTCTCTTCAGGCCACTGTTAATCTGCTAACCATGCTTACGGTAGGTCTGCGGCATGCTGCCGATCACCTTTCCGAATACGAATATTTTGTTCATCTCTGCCTTCTCAATCGGCTCCCATGGTCGATAGGTCTGGTTGTCTGAGATGACCAAGAGTTTATCTTTCATCTTCTGAAGTCGCTTCACATGTGATGTGTCGTCATAAATGAAAGCGTAAATACCATCACCATCAAAGTGTTGAACGCTTATATCGACAAACAGCAAATCACCAGGCTCAATCGTTCCAGACATGCTGTCACCGCGAACGTTGATGATGCGGATCTGTTCCTGTTTACGTCCGTTAAACATGTGCCTGGCTTCTTCAACCGGATACTCAACAGAATGTAGGATCTCTACGAACTCGTTATTTATAGCCCCTGGCCCCGCGCTAACCGTAAAGTCGAGAACCTCAATCCGGAATACGTTGAAGCTCTTTATACCTCCATTGGTTTTTTCCGGCTGCTGACCATCATTACGCATCGGTCCGGTTCCAGTGGAAAGCCATTCGGGGCGAACATTGAGAACAGATGCTATCTCGACTGTTTTTCTTGAGCTTGACGCACCATTTAGCAGCTTGTTAACACTTGACTGTGCCATGCCAACGGCCTTAGCGAGCTTGCCCTGTGTATAACCCGCCTCAGTCATTGCGCGATCTAACCGCTCAGAAAAACTCATTAAAGATACTCCCCTAATAACCTTCATAAATATTATCGCTGCGGCGATGAATAAGCAAAAAATCGCATAGGCGATTGACATTCGTTAGAGCGATACACATAATCAATCAAAATTGATAGAAGGAGCGATTATGAAAAACTCTGCTGTAGAAAAAGCGATTGCAATCGCCGGTAGTCAGAAAGAGCTAGCGAAGCGATGTGGTAAGGCCCAATCCACGATCTGTGACTGGTTAAATGGGAAAAAACAAATATCCCCGATCCATGTTCCTGTTTTGGTAAGAGCCAGCGAAGGACAGATTCAGGCTCATGAATTCCGTCCCGACCTTCCTGAATTGTTTCCGCATCCACATGCAGCCGCTTAACCATCAAGGGACCACAAATGCAATCACTTACGTTTTACCAGGATACAGGATCGCTGCAGCAGGCGGTGATAAATCGCGCTCAAGCGCAGAAAGGACCGAGGCATGAAGATATTCGTGACGCGGTCCGCTCCTGGGCTGGTGCCGATGGTCAGGACGTAGTTACGGCTCTGATTATCGAAGAGTACCAGGCGCAGGGTGGTGATGACATCACTTTCCCTGACGATCTCTGCCGAAAGCGCCAGAAGCTGTTTCGCTTCCTGGACAACCACTTCAACAGCGAGCGTTACCGCGAGAACGTCCGCCAGCTGACACCGGCAATTCTCGCTGTCCTGCCGATTGTGTACCGCAGTCGCCTGCTGCCAGAAGACAACATCATGGCTCGCCTGGCGCGTATGGAGAAAGAAACCAGTGAAGCAAAGATTGCCGTCGCGCTGGATGCGCCACGGCATCAGAAGCTGAAAGAGTTGAGCGAGGGGATCGTGGAGATGTATCGCGTTGACCCTGGGTTAACTGGGCCGCTGATGGAGATGGTGCAGATGATGCTGGGGGCTATATGACCGGTTCAAAAATGGCGAAAGCCGCGGTGCGCGAACACCAACGGCTTTCTGGTGCAATTCATTGCGAAATCATTGCGGGGTAAGTATGTCAGCAACCAGTACCAAGGTAAATATCCAGCCAACCCATAAGTGCTCTTTTTGCGGAAAGACGAATGTCGAAATTGCTGGCGTTCTCGTCGTTGGGGGTGGCGTCTCAATCTGTCAGGAATGCGTTTTTTTGTGCGTCGAGATCGTCTTTAAGCACTCCGCCAGAACTGACGAACCGACAGTAATTTAAGCATTCAGGGGTTTTTATGCGTGATTACGGCAAGGTGCATACATCTTTTTGGATAAGCGATGGAATGCGTCGGGTTTCTGATGATGCCCGTTTGCTCGCGCTGTATCTGCTCACGGGGCAACACACGAACATGATTGGTTGTTTTCGACTGCCTGATGGATACGTTTCGGAAGACCTCAACTGGACATCTGAAAGGGTTGCGAAAGGGTTTGATGAGCTATCTATGAACGGTTTTGCAACGCGTGATTTTGCCTCGAAATGGGTCCTTATTCGGAACTTCATGAGCTGGAACCCAGTTGAGAACCCTAATCAGGGTATAGCGGCTATGCGTTTGTTTTCTCAAGTGCCGGATAAATCTTCGGTGAAGCCAGAACTGGCGCGGGTTATGGCTGATGCGATAGCTCACATTGGTGGCTTGAAGCTAAAGGGTTCAGAAAGGGTTCTTGAACCGTTCCTTAACCAGGAACAGGAACAGGAACAGGAGCAGGAACAGGAAGAAGAAAACACTTTGGGGCATGGCTACGCCACACCCCCAGAGAGTGATGATTCTTCCGATGATGAGACGCCACCAAAAAAAAATGCCTATCCGGATGACTTCGAGCAGGCGTGGTCGATTTATCCAAAACGCGCTGGAGGAAATAGCAAGGCCGACGCCTGCAAAGCCTGGAACGCCAGAGTTAACTCAGGAGCTACAGCTCAGGAGTTGCTCAACGGTACACAGCGATATGCCGACTTCGTGAAAGCTACGGGGAAACTTAACACCGAGTACGTGAAACAGGCCGCAACGTTCTTTGGCCCCTCGAAGCACTACGAGGAAGCCTGGGAAGTGACTGCATCGTCAGGTATGCGGGATCTGAATACGATTTCCCGACCAGATAACACCATTCCACCAGGGTTCAGGGGGTAGCGATGAAAAACATGATTGGTACTGGCAGCGCTCTTGAGCGCCTGAAAAAACTCATTCCGCCAGGCGTACAGCCGAAGTTCACCAGCGCAGCAGAGCTTCTGGCGTGGCAACGGGAAGAAGGACTGAAACATTGCGAAGAGCTGGGCAAGCGGAATCAGAAAGCGCGCACAGAGAAAATCTTCGGTCGATCTGGTATCCAGAGTCTGCACCGCAGCTGCACGTTCGCCAACTACGAAGTCTCCGGTGAGCAACAGCGCAAGGCCTACACCATGGCGAAAAGCTATGCACAGAACTTTGGTGCTGGCTTTGCGAGCTTCGTGTTTAGTGGTGGTCCGGGTACCGGGAAAAACCATCTGGCGGCAGCGATCGGAAATCATCTCCTGTCCGGTGGCAAATCTGTGTTGGTGGTGACAATCCCTGACCTGATGCTGCGTGTTCGCGAGTGCTACGACGGTGGCCAGTCAGAGGCTTCACTTCTGGATGACCTCTGCAAAGTCGATCTGCTGGTGTTGGATGAAGTCGGTATTCAGCGCGGTAGCAACGGGGAGAAAGTTATCCTGAATCAGGTTATCGACCGTCGGCTGTCGTCGATGCGTCCAGTTGGCGTTCTGACGAATCTGAACCATGACGAACTTCTCGGCGCATTGGGTGCGCGGGTTATCGATCGCCTCCAGATGGATGGCGGGATGTGGGTGAACTTTGACTGGGGCAGCTATCGCAAGAACGTTAGCCATCTCCGGATCGTTAAATAACCTCGAGGAAAAATCACTATGGCAAGCAAATCACTGTGGGCAATCGTCGATTTCCTTCGGGTTAACCAGACCATCACGCCTCGTCAGGTCCAGAGCCTGCTGGGATGTGACTGCAAGAAGGCACATAACCTGCTGCTTCACCTGGTACGCAGAGCGGTAGTAATCCGCACTGGCGAGCCGCACCGCCCGGTCTATTCGCTGCAACCCGGCGGGGAGTTGAACATCAAGCAGCTCAAATCGAACATGAGCAAAAACATGGTCACATCAGTTTGCCTCACAAGTCCAGCTATGCAGCGTGTACTGGCGTTTTACGGGAGAGCATCAGCATGAAACCAGATGTTAAAAAAATCATCGCCGATATCAAGGCGACAAAAGGGAACCGCAAATTTTGTAATGGCCTGGCTGGCACACTCCAGGATGATAATTATGCGTCATCGATTTGCAAATACGTTAAAACCGTAACGCCGGAAAGAATCGATCTCCTGATTGAATACGCTGAAAAACTTGAAACCGAAGTCACAGACATGGCAGTACAGCTCGCTAACGCCGAGAGCAAGTGCAGGGAGCTGGCTGCGGGTCACTGGCCTCGTTTGCAGGAGCAAGATATCAACGCATTGATGCGTTTCAATGAAACATGCGAAGACGGAGAAGGATATGACATTGGCGCTGAAGCGATGGCGCGACTTGTTGAAATAGGGCTGGCAGGCAAAGGTCCTCATGGAATCCGCAATATCACTCCATTCGGTCAGTGGGTAATTAACGCCCGGGAGGGTGAAGTTGATTTTGAGCCGTTGAAAACCGAAGAAGACAACATTGCAGAATCAGCTTTACGAATGGCCCAGCTACGCACAGGAGCCGCCCAATGACAGCACTCAACAAACAGGCGCTGCGTGATAGCGCACTCGACATGATTCGCGTACTGGGATACATCGCCAGCTTTGAATCTGAGGATATCGATGGTGATGATCTCGAACTTCGTTTTGAAACAGAGGATGGTTTAGACACAGGATGCACCATAAGCATTACCAGCCAGTGTCAGGATGCCTCTGACGTTATGCATCAACTGTTAAATGAGCTGGAAGCCGCAGAGAAGCGCATAGCAGAACTGGAAGCGAGGGAGGTTAAATTGCCGAAGCCTATTAGCGTTCTGCATCGTCGAGATTTCAATGATGCGCACCGAGCAATTTACGCCTATCCAGAGCCTGATGTTAACGCTGCACTTGCCGCCGCTGGCATTGGCGCGAAGGGGGAGTGAGGTGAGTACTTATCTTTTTTTCGGTTTCCTTGTTGTTTGCACTCTGTTTTGTATGGTGATGCTGTGGCGGGTGGTCAAGGTGGCAAAGTGGCGATTCAAGGCCCTCGAAATGAGTGCTGATGATTATCGGGCACTACCTGAATTTAATAAGATGTTGTGGATGATTTGGATATGGAGGCTAGAACGCTTCCCGAGATGTAATAAGCGGGCATGGCGGGAGACGAAGTGATGGATCAGCTACTGCAATATGCCACGAACCGGATAATTGAGCTGGAAAACCTGCTGCTGGTGAATGTTGAGGAAACTGTCTGGCCTGCCGAAGTAGGAATGGTATATAGCCAGATTGAAAGTGCCGGGGATCTTCCGGCACATCACCAGCGCCGCCTGAAGCATCACATCAACCGCATGTGGCTGGAACAAATGCCGGTACCGTCAATAATCGCTGCGGCCCGGTCACTGGCCATCGCTATGGAGAAATACGCGTGAGAGAAATCATCGTTGATAACTTTGCCGGCGGCGGCGGGGCGAGTTCGGGCATTGAGCTGGCGATCGGCCGTAGTGTGGATATTGCGATTAACCACGACCCGAACGCTGTTGCGATGCACACTACGAACCACCCGGATACACTGCACTACTGCGAATCGGTGTTTGATGTCGATCCCATCGTAGCGACCGCTGGCCGCCCGGTGGGGCTGGCATGGTTTTCCCCTGATTGCCGTCACTTCTCAAAGGCTAAAGGTTCGAAGCCGGTAGAGAAAGAGATTCGTGGTTTGGCGTGGATTGTCATTCGCTGGGCGCTGGCGGTACGTCCCCGTGTGATGATGCTGGAGAACGTTGAAGAGTTCCGCACCTGGGGGCCGCTTATCGAATCTGCTGATGGTGGGTTACGTCCAGATCCCCTGCGTACTGGTGAGACCTTCGAGGCTTTCTGCGGCATGCTATCCGGTGGTATTCCTGCCGGTCATCCGGCGCTGGCGGAGTGCTGCGAGTTCCTGGGTATTACTGCCGACGGCGAACTGGCGCAGCAACTGGTGGCCGGGCTGGGTTACGCTGTTGATCATCGTGAGCTGCGCGCCTGCGATTTTGGCGCACCGACCATCAGGAAGCGTTTCTTCATGGTAATGCGTTGCGATGGTATGCCGGTGACCTGGCCGGACCCGACCCACGGCGACCCGAAATCTCCAGCTGTGCAGAGTGGAAAGTTGGCGCCATGGCGTACAGCTGCAGAGTGTATCGACTGGACCATTCCGGCACCGTCGATATTCGACCGCAAAAAGCCACTGGCTGAAAATACGCTCAAACGCATCGCTCGTGGCATCCAGCGGTTTGTGATCGAGAGCGCGTCGCCGTTCATCGTTAAGTGCAACCACACGACGACCAAAGGGAAATACGACTGTTTCCGTGGGCAGGCGCTGGGCGAGCCTTTGCAGACCATTACGAAAACCTATGGCTACGCGATTGCCGTCCCACACCTGACAAAGTTCCGTACTGGCGCAACCGGGCAGCCCGTTACCGAACCCGTCCCGACGGTAACCGCTGGCACATCAAAACGTCCGGGCGGGAATGGGCATGCATTCGGGATTGTTGAAGCAGCGATAGCGCCGTTTGTTGGTCGGCAGTTTGGTGCCAGTGTCGGTCACCGGGCAGACGAACCGAGTGCAACGATCACTGCTGGTGGTGGCGGAAAATCTCAACTGGTAATGCCTACGCTGATCCAGATGGGTTATGGCGAGCGTCCGGGACAAGACCCGCGCGTGCTGCGCCTGGATAACCCTCTGGGGACTGTTACTGCAGGTGGGAATAAATTCGCGACGGTGAGCGCGTTCCTGGCGAAACACTACGGCGGTAACTATACGGGACCGGGTGTCAGTATGGATGAACCCGCGCACTCAGTGACTACTGTCGACCATCATGCAGTAGTTGCCTCTCATCTGGTGAAACTGCGTGGAACATGCCGCGACGGTCAACCATCCAGTGACCCAATGCCAACAGTGACGGCTGGCGGGCTGCACGTAGGGGAGGTGAAAACCACTCTTGCGGTCGATGAATACGACGAACATCGCGCGCAGCTGGCGCTGGAGTTCTTGCGTAAGTACTGCGGTGAGGATTGCGACGGGCTGGTGGATATTGACGGCATCACTTTTCGCATCGTTGATATCGGTATGCGGATGCTGCAACCGCACGAGCTATACCGCGCGCAGGGCTTCCCGGAGTGGTACATCATCGATCAGGACTATCGGGGGCAGAAGTACGCGAAAGACAAGCAGGTCGCACGCTGCGGTAATGCGGTCCCTCCGCCGTTTGCTGAGGCGCTGGTGCGTGCTAATTTGCCGGAGCTTTGTCAGTCAAAACAAATAGCAGCCTGATTTATAACCCCTTGCATAACCAGAGGTTTTTTATGTCGAAGCGCAACATTGCAGCAAAAACATTAGTTCGCGCCGGAAAGCTATAGAGAACTTGAGTGAGCAGCTTGATACACTTCAGGCAGTACGCGTTAGTCAGACGGGAAGTTACCTTTAAAGTACGGGAGAGCTCTGATGATTGTTGACTATCTGTTGATTGGTTATGGAAGGGATGGAGAGATAAAACAAGAGGAATGTAATGGCGGAGATATGCTAGCGCCCTCTCTGAAATTTGCTCCGGCAAACCCATCTTCGAAGCAATATCCAGTGCAAACATTTGATGTCAAAGTCATACACCATCTTGGTAACCGGTTGGATTGGCCCCTATATTTCCAT